GTGGCATTAAAATACCTTTTATGGTATAATTATTGTAATGATTGTTATTTAATGATTGAACTTCGTGAACATCAAAAGACTGTAATTGACACTCTTAGTGAATATAACAAGGGTCAAATTATAGTTCCCACTGGTGGTGGTAAAACTATGTGCATGATTGAGGATGCAAAAAAACAATTTAAGAGTTCAATTACAAAGACTATTGTAGTTGTTGCACCTCGTATATTATTAGCAAGTCAATTATCATCAGAGTTCTTTGAGCAGACTTTAGATTCTAATTATAATCTTACTATTGAATGTATGCACGTTCATAGTGGAGAAACATATCATTATAGCACAACAAATGCTCATAAGATAAGAGTATGGCACAATAATTCTATTCGTCATAAGTTAATATTTACTACCTATCATTCATTACATAGAATACAAGAAGCAGATATTAATGTTGATACAATATATTTTGATGAAGCACATAATAGTATCCAAAAGAATTTTATTGAAGCAGTTGAGTATTTCTCAATGTATGCAAATCGTTGCTATTTCTTTACTGCTACTCCTAAACATTCAAAGACACCTTTTAAAGTTGGTATGAATGATAGTGATATATTTGGTGATGTATTAATTAATGTGCCAGCACCAAAGCTAGTGGAAGCAGGTTATATTTTACCACCTAAAGTTATCATTAAAGAGATAGATGTTGCTGATGATAGTAGATTTGGTTATGAGAAAGATTGTGACCATGTAATAACAACTATTGATGATATTGATGTTGATAAGATACTTATTTGTGCAAGATCTACAAAACAAATTATTAATTTAGCCTCACTATCTGACTTCTGTTATCATTTAACAAGTCGTGGATATTCTTGGATGTATATTACTGCAAAAACTGGTGCTGTTATTAATGGTAAGAAAGTTGATCGTGAAAGTTTCTTTAATACTCTTAATAGTTGGGGAAAAGGTAATGAAAGATTTGTAGTATTACATCATAGTATATTATCTGAGGGTATTAATGTATCAGGTCTTGAAGCTGCATTGTTTCTTAGATCAATGGATTACATAGGTATTAGTCAAACAATAGGTAGAGTAATTCGTAAAGGTAATGAGAATAAAACTTATGGTCTTGTTGTAGTTCCTTGTTATGATAAAGTTGGTATTACTACATCAAGAAAAGTAGAGGCAGTTGTTGATACTGTATTCAACAAAGGTCAAGCTGCAGTATCGGTAATTACAAAATGAAAGATACAATTTTATTTGGAGATTGTAGAGAAACATTAACTGCTTTTATTGATAAAGCAAGAATGTGTATAACTTCCCCACCATATTACGGTCAAAGAAATTATGGAAATGAAGAATCACAAATAGGATTAGAACAATCTCCAGAAGATTATGTTAAAGAATTAGTGGAAGTTTTTAGATTAGTGAAAGATAATTTAACTGATGATGGAACATTGTGGGTTAATATGGGTGATAGTTATTATAATTATCGTGGTGGTAAAGGTCAATCATTACCTAAACAATCAGTTTCAAAAAGTAATCAAGATAGACCACAATTTAATCCAAGACGAGGTAATAAATTAAAAGGATATAAAGAAAAAGATTTAATTGGAATACCTTGGATGTTAGCATTTGCATTAAGAGCAGATGGATGGTACTTAAGGCAGGATATTGTATGGAGTAAACCTAATCCAATGCCAGAAAGTGTAAGAGATAGATGCACAAAATCACATGAATACATTTTCCTCTTAAGTAAGAATCAAAATTACTATTTTAATGTTGATTCTATTAAAGAACCTACTGTATCAGGTAAGGGTATGAAAAGAAAGAAAAGTGTTTGGAATATTAATACAACTTCATATAAAGATGCACATTTTGCTGTATATCCAGAAGAGTTAATTAAACCTTGTATATTAGCTGGTAGTGAAAAGGGAGATGTTATTTTAGATCCATTTATAGGATCGGGAACAACAGCGAGAGTTGCAAAATCATTAGGAAGATATTACTTAGGGTGTGAATTGCATGAGAGTTATGGTAACTTAATCAACAAGAGGGTTTATGGATAAAAAAGAATTAAAATCTATTGCACGTTTTTATAAAGATTGTGAACATGGATTTGCAACAGAAGATGGATACTATGCTATCCCAATTATGGGAAGTAATACACAATTAATGGTTATACATGAGGGTGAATGGTTAAAGAAATGTAGGAACGAATTGTCTGCTAGAAATTATATCAAACAATTAAGAAAGCAGAAAAAGTAATAATTACCAGCCCTATAAAGTGTTATCATAGTGTAAGGGATATGCACAGAGCAGACCTTGAGACTTAAATGATTTCAAGGCATCACAGAAGAGAAATTGCAATTTCTCATTTCCTTACACTTATTATTGTTTATTTTTGACTACTTATGGCAACTCGCAGAAGATCATCCGCATCCAAATCTGCTACTGCAACTATTAAGAAGTCTCCACAATCTGTTACAAAAGTAACACAAACTAAAGCAAAAAGGGTAAATAAAACAACCCGACCTGTAAAAGTTGTGACTGAAACTGTAACTGAAGCACCTAAAGTTGAGACTAAAAATGTAAAGTCTCTGCTAAAAGATTATCCTCGTGATGGATTTTCTCTTATACTTCTTCCTCTTCTATTACTTGAAGCTGGAACTAAAGAAGGTTTAAGATTAGCAGGAGTTCTTTCCTAAATGTTACTTTGGGGATTGCAATATCCCCTTTTTTATGTTATGATTAATTATGAAAATGACTAAGAATTTACATCTCGAACATCCTGAAGATTCTATTCTTAATGGTGAACTTAGTGTATTAAATTGGTTCACTACTAAAGGTAACTTATCAACCAAGATTGACGGATCTCCAGCTATAGTTTGGGGTCGTAATCCTGCAAATAATAAATTCTTTGTAGGAACTAAATCCGTATTTAATAAAAAACTTATCAAAATTAACCATGACCATAGAGAAATTGACGCAAATCATAAAGGAGAAGTGGCAGATATTCTCCATAAGTGCTTTGATAATCTTCCTGTTACAGATTCTATCTTCCAAGGTGATTTTATCGGTTTTGGTGGCACTTGTTCTTTCTTACCTAATACAATCAGATACGAATTCCCCGAAGAAGTCAACCAAGAAATCATAATTGCACCACATACAGAATATTTTGCAGAGAAAGATTTAAGAGATGCTATATCTTATCCTATAAAATCTAGGTTAAGTGATACACCTGATGTGTTATTTGTTCAACCTACTGTTATTATAGATGATGAACTTAATCTTATAAAAGAAAGGTGTCAATTTGCTAAACAAATTGCAACTTTATGTGAGTTCCCAAGTAAGAAACAAGTAACACGAATTAAGAAGCAATTAAATACATGTATTCGTGAAAGAATAGAGTTAGACGATATTACTTTAGAAGCACTAGCTTCTGATAATGATTGTGACATTAACGTGTTACGTTTGTGGAAGTTAGTAGAATCAATTAAACATGATATGTTCGATCATATTATAAGATATGATGAGATAGAATGTTATATTGATGATGAAGAATGTGACCATGAAGGTTATGTTTTAACTAATCAATTTGGTTCATACAAAATAATAGATAGGGAGTATTTTTCCTATGCTAATTTTAACACATCAAAGAATCGTTAATTTGATGTTAATAACCAGCCTTGTAAAGTGTCACCCTAGTGAGAGAAGTTAAATGCCCATCCCTGAGACTCTTAATTAGACTTGGTAAACAAGTTAGCATAGAGTCAGACATCTGGGATTTACTTTTCTCACCACTAATTCACATTTAATCGGAGAATTTATGACCGTTGCTTCAATTCCAACAATCGCAGTTTTTCCTGAAGAAAAACTTACTTTAGATCAGAAGATTGAAAAATGGGTATGGCAATTGTGTCGCTCTCTTGAAAAGAATTATGAGGATTATCATAGAAGAATGATAACATCTAATTCTGAAAGATACAGTGGAGAGTTATCACAATATGCCAAAGATCAGTTGGAAAGTTTAAACAATGGAACTGCTAATCTTATGAAGTTTCGTATGGAATTTGGTCGTAAGTATATTAAAATTATACAACAAGATTACGACACTTTTCAAGATAGAAATGAATATAGAGATGGTAGTGTTCATGCTTTCATTGATAGAAAAACAGGTGAAGTTTATAAACCAGCATCATGGAAATCTCCCGCTAAAATTGTTAGATATGATCTTAGAATTATATCAGATAGGGTGAAATTACATGATCCTAACTATACAGGATGGGCTGGTGGTTATCTATACTTAAGGTAACAAATTATTGACCTTAAGTATGTCACTAAACTGCTTAATCGTAAATTTGCTTATTACTTTATCATGGCATTTAACTCTGAAGTAGCACTATTCAATCTATTGGAAGATGCTCAAACATCAGCAGAATTACTATCAGTAATTGATGACTACCTCGCAGATGATGTAGAGGTGTAGGTAACACTTAGGGGGTGCAATTCCCCCTCTTTTTATTCATTTATTGGAGACAATCCTATGGCAAAAGAATTAACTAATGCTCAAAAAGATGAACTAATTTCACAGTATTCGCAGTTAATTGTTGATAGTATGGATTATAAATCTTTAGAGCAATTTGTATATAATACCCTCGTAGAAGATTTTGATAAATTAACACATAGTGAGTTACAAGATGAAATTAAATATTCATTTGATGAAGAAACATTAGATGAGTTAGTAGATAATGTAACTAATGAAACTGTATTAGATGTTAATAATACAGGAGGCAAATACTAATGACTGAATTATTAAACAGTTACACATTTGAGGCAAAGAAAATTGTATATTATTCAGTAACAGTTGGTGCAAATAATAAAACTGAAGCAAGAAGAATTGCAAAAGATTTTGAACATTGCCAACATTATGAGGAGGTTGAGTATGTAGAAGGTGATGAATATAAGGTGGGTAAACTATTAGATTGGACGGAGGATTAACATGAACAAACTAACATATAGTGACTCACCATTCTATTCTAATTGGTCACAAACTTATTTCACTAATTTAACATTAGATGAACACATTGCTAATAATAATTGGTTGATGAATACACTTACTATGTTAAAAGATGATGGTGTATTATATGTTCCTACATTAAACAAATCATTCAACAGATTAGGGGAGGAAGTAACACAATGACTATGAAACCTTTTATTCCAAGTGTTAAGGAAGATCTCAATCGTGAGCATAATGTAACACTTAAGGAAGGTCAAATATCCACAATTCTTTATGTTTTGGAAGGATATATTCAAGGGTCTGATGATTATCATTTTGATGATAATTTCAAATCAGATGTTGATAATATCTTTGAGAGATTAGAGGGAGTTGTTGATAAGTTTTATACTGATATTGAAATTGCTCAGAAGAAACAACCTAAACCAGAATGGGAGGATTAAATAATGCAAACTATCAACAAATACACGAGAGCAGGTGTTAACGGAAAATGGATAAAATGCCCTAATTGTTCACAAACAAATAAGGTATTTCATTTTAGTTGGAGTGCATTAGTCTGTCAATGTTGTAGAGATAGTATTAACAAACCCGATTGGATTTTGGAGGTAAACTAATGATTTGGGAAGTTAAATTGTATGTTGGAGGTAAAGTTTTTGTGGAAGAAGTTAGGGCAGTTAATAGACAAGATGCCGTAGAAACTGCAAAAGCAAGAAATCCAAAGGCAAAAGTTATCGGAGTTAATCCTACATTAAGGTCGTAAATCGTATGCTAGTTTGTAATAACAATTAACATAAGATTGTGGGCAGTTATTACAAACCAGCCCTATAAAGTGTCACCTTAGTGTAATCACATTACAAAAGATTTATGAGAAAACTAGAAAAGCAAATGAATTTCGCTCTTTCAAATAAGGGTAACTGGAACGGATCTAACACTTCAGTTCTTTATAACGATTCAACAAATTGCTCTTCTGTTTATCTACATGGTCATCAAATTGCAACCCTAGATCATAACACAAATGCTCTTAAATTAGACAGTTGTGGATATGAAACAGTAACGACAAAATCTCGACTAAATGCAATTTTGGAAGAGGTAAAGTATGGTTGCAAAGTATTCCAGAAAAACTTTGTTTGGTTCGTTGGTTATAACAAACAAACACTAATGTTCTGGGATGGCATGATACTATTAGATACACAATCTCTAGAGGTTGCATAACATCAACCTCTTTTTTCTTGCTCTTTATTATTACATTGGAGGTGTAATTACTATGAATGGTTTACATGAATTCATTGCTTATGTTTGGGAATTCTATAACCCAAATGATGGAATTTATCCAATAAAAGGTTTACATCCGCAAGATATATTAGATGCGATTGATGTATATCAAGACAGAATAATTGAAGCAGAAAGTAATAACGGAAGATGGTTCAATGTAACATATATCTGGGGTGATGGTGATAGTTTAGATAGAGAAAGAGTCAGAGATATTATACTTGAAAAACCACAATTCGTATGGAGTTCTTAACAATGAAAGACAAATTAGTTACCCTATTAAGTGACTATCACATAGAGAGATTTAAGGCACTAATTGATAACAATCAAGCTGAAAATGCTCTTTCTATTATGCAAGAATATGTGGTAGATGGAATTGAGGATGACAAATATGAGTGGTTATTTATTAATGATCTTACACAATTACAAGGAGGAAACTAACAATGGATAGATTAAATTTCCTTTCTAATGTGTTACAAGATTATTGCACATTACATGATTTAGAGTATATGTCAGCAGATGATTTACTCTATGAAAGTGTTAATCATGGTGAAGCAGATTGCTACACTAAGTTAACATCAGAGCAAGAAGATTGGTTATCATGTTATATTAATGTATGGGATACAATTGTAAATCAGGAGGATTAATTCAATGAGAACATTACATCTAACCAATACACAATTTGATGTGCTATGTGGTATTTTACAAGATACAGTTAATGATATAAATGAAGACATATTATATGATACTGTAACATATCAAATTCATCAAAAACTTAATCAAATGGGAGGTCAAAATGATGATTAATTCTGAATACTTTGGAATGACATTTTGGTTAAATGATGATAATGATTTGATGTATTGCCCGACTCAGATTAACAATCAACCCGATAAATCATGTTCTGGTTATGTATGCGACTGGGAAGATTGGGAGGGAGTTAATTATCACAAACTCTTTGAAATTGTATCACAGTTAGTTACAATCAAGGAACACGATTTAAGGAGGATTCATTAAAATGTGCTATGGCAATCTAAGAAACAAAAATGTTACTTACTACCGACAATCTGCAAATCCAAATGCAACAAATAGTGAGTTAGATGCAAAGGTTATTATAACACATAGTAAGAACAATTCTGAATCCGTTGTTGATACTATGAGTGATGAAAGATCAGACAGTAGTTAACAGTAACTAAAATGTTATTTCTTCTCTTTCATTATAACATAGTCTCGACAATTCTTACAGAACGAGATGCGAAAGCGATTTTTTTTCACCCCTTAAGTATCAATCATGTCTGTCATTAAGTATCTACAACTATTCGTATTTGGTATGATAGTTATTACATTACTTCAGAATTGCACGAAGGAAAGTGATAAACAGTATCAACAGTTAAATAATAGTTTTGTGGAACAATATGATAGGGGAAAGTATTAAAACCAGCCCTATAAAGTGTCACCTATATGTAATAAAGAATTTCGACTAAATGAAAACAATAAGTAGAGACTTCTCAACCGATCAGTTACAAACAGTCAGAGCATTTTTCACTGAAGATGAGTGGGATGCGATTGATTCTGCACTCGCTGATTATCAAGATTATGGTGAAGATGCTGCTGCTAAATGTGATTCAGTAGGCGAGAAAATGTCGTATTTATTCTCAAGAACTGTGGGTTAATCTGCGGTTCTTTTTATTACTTTCATCATGCAATTTCTATTATGGAACTAACATCTAAAGACGGTAATATGATTGTTGATTTCTACCCTATAAAGGATTGGAGTAACAATCTTATAAACAATCGTATGCTCAAAGTATTATCTTTTAAAGGAGATAAGCAGCATAAAATGATAATAAGTAAAGATGAGTTTTATTATCAAGTAAGAGAATATATTAAGGATTTAAAGTATAAAGTTACATCCGAATATATGCCAGCACAATATATTAATATACTCAAGACACTTGATGAACAATTTATAACAAAGGAGGTGTAATTATGAGATATTCTGTTCATTGCCCATCCGCACCTTACGAAAATAGTTCATACATTAATCTCGAAGATTGTTGGGATTTATGTTTACAATTATCGGAAGATTACGGATATGCTGAAGTAAGACATGGAGAATGTGTCTTAGGTTCTTATACAAATGGAGGTGCTAATCATGGATAATAATGATACCCAACTGCTCAAAGATTGTATCATGTTTGTATTAGATAATGATACAGATTTAGATGAGCAAGATGTTAAGAATCTATGGAATCTTAACACTAAACTATTACTTAAGGAGTGCAATTAATCATGTCAAATATAAACAATGAAAGCATATTAGAGTCACTATTTGATGAAGTATGCGAAGAGTTTCCTAACAATAGTGAAGAAACTAATGCCACTATTGCTTATCAACGTTTCGAGGATTTATGTCAATGATTAACACAAACTGTATGACTACTAACTATCATTCAAACCAGCTGAATCGTAAAGAAAGAGTATTACAAACAATGGTTAAATATGACCCTGAATTATATAAAGAAATCATCCAATATTTACAGGATGATAATTACTACAATCCTCTTTAAATTACGTCATGGAAACTAACAACGAAACTCTCAAATTACAAGCACTAAATGTTATGGAATTGATTGAAGATTCTGTCGAAAGTTTATGTGATGAGCATCTAATTTCAGGTGAGAAAGTATGGACAATGATTTACGGATTAGCAGAGGCAAAGTTAGAAGAATTCCCGATAGATTATGATGAGTAAGTAATAACAATGAGAGAAGGATTAAAGGGGAGTTTTCCACAGATAAGGTGTTAAATCTGTGGAAAAGTGTTATAAATGGGGTTTAAAATGGTCTTATAAATATACTTTCGTTTTGTAAGTCTTTTCCACAATGTTGTTAAGAACTGAGTGTAATATGTGGAATAAATGTTAGTTTAGGTAGTGATCTTAGCGAGCAGATTATAACACGAACGCCCGTAAATTACAAGACCCTCGTTAACATTTTGTAACCCCTAGTCTTTTGTGAGTTTATGTTAAGAATTCCCTATAAATAACACCACTATTATTGACAGTTTTCCACAGACAGTTTATAATAGATAGTAACACCCAAACTCCTCCAATCTGTCATGTCTTATTATCAATTAGCAGACACACAGAAAGCTTATACAATTACACTAAATCTGTCAGTTGATGATGACTTTATTCCAGAGAATATTAACTGGTCTAAGTTATTACAATTAAATGATTATGAGCAGGTTGAAAGTGTTATCGAAGAGGGGTAAATTAGCAGTCTATTTGTAACACTTATTGCCCACACAGTTATTGACATTTACTGTGAGGTATGTTAGCCTATAAGAGTAACAATTAACGAGAGAACAGTTTGTAACACTCACGCATGGCTAATATGCCAGTCGATAGCTTATGCGTATGGGCAGTGATTTATGCCCTTATGTTATATTGGGGGCGGCGGGCGTGTTCAAAAAAAGCAAACTACCCTAACCTACAGAGGTGACAATTCGCTTTAGCTATATCGATATATAAAAAAATTCCCGTGGCCAAAAAACGCCTTATTACTTCTTTCATATATAAAAAAATTTACGAGGGCCAATGCAAGACGTAGACGACACAACATACCATATCTACTTAAAAGAGAGATGTATATATTGTAATCTACCTCAAGATGATTTTGAAGAGAAGTGGCAGATGTTAAATGTAATGATTGACCTTATTAGTAAAGACTATACAGAAGAAGATTTATCATATATTAAACTGGCACCTAAGATTGGTGTTGGAGGGCCAGGGAAGGTTATAGAGGAACATAGTTATTAATGTATCAGAGATATAGTTATGAAGATGCAGAGATATTCAATCCGAAGTTATATAATGCACTACCTATAGGAGATAAACCTGTAGTAGGAGGAGGTCGTAAGAGTGGTATTGATATTCATAAGCAAGGAATAGAAGAGGTTGATACAATACTTAAATGGATTGGTAGTTTAGTTCCGTTAGTAGCACATAAGTATTCAAATCCAAGTAATGATAGGTTTGAGTATACTGATTACTTACCACCGTCTGATCATGGTGGAGGAAAGTATAATTTTAATATTGAAGGATTTAATCTAGCACAGTGTTGGAGTGTATTGTATAATAAAGGTGATGGTGTAGAGAAGCATAATCATTTTCCTTATGCACTATCTTTTTGTTATTATGTAAATGTGCCAAATGGTTCTTCTCCTTTAATACTAGAAAATAATATAATACATCCTAAAGAAGGTGAAGTAATATTCTTTCTTGGTTCAGCATATCACAGTGTTCCTTCTTGTGATGTAGATGGTAGATGTGCAATAGTTGGAAATATAAGGTATCTTGACATATACATATAATTGACTTATAATTAAAATGAAGCGAGCTACACAGTATGGCTAAAGGATTTAAAGTAAAAACAGTTGCACCAAAAACCAAAGCTCCTGAATGGGATATTGATGCAATTAGAGAAAGAATGAAGGGAAAGAAAATCGTCTTCTGTTTACCAGGTAGAGGATGTTCTTATATCTTCCTAAAGAATTTTGTTCAACTATGCTTTGACATGGTTCAGAACGGAATGAGTATTCAGATCAGTCAAGATTACTCATCAATGGTAAACTTTGCACGTTGTAAGGTTCTCGGTGCAAATGTATTACGTGGCCCAAAACAAATACCTTGGGATGGTAAACTAGAGTATGACTATCAGTTGTGGATTGACTCTGACATTGTATTTGATACAAATAAGTTCTGGCAACTTGCCGATCTAGCACTTGATAGTGAAGGTAATGAAAAGGGAATTGTTGCTGGTTGGTATGCTACTGAAGATGGTCAGACTACTTCTATTGCTCACTGGTTGGAAGAGGATGACTTCCGTAAGAACGGTGGTGTGATGAATCACGAAACCGTTGAGACAATGGGTAAGCGTAAGAAACCTTTCACATGTGACTATACAGGTTTCGGTTGGGTATTAATTCAGAATGGTGTATTTGAGAAACTTGAGTATCCTTGGTTTGCTCCTAAGATGCAAGTCTTTGAATCGGGTGATGTTCAAGATATGTGTGGAGAAGACGTATCATTCTGCTTAGATGCACAGGATGCGGGTTATGAGATCTGGGCGGACCCTCGAATTCGTGTAGGCCACGAAAAAACTCGTGTTATTTAAAATTAACAAACAACTGAAAACCAAAGAGTTATGGGATCTTGCTTCTGAGATCCTCACCGAACTTTCTCGAAGGGATAATGTCTCTTATCGGATTAAAGCAACACCCGAATCAGTTGAAAACAAATTGAAATCCTTACAATGATTATGGCAATAGCAGCGTGGCTCGGTTTGGGTGTCGTAATAGGCATCCTCTTAGCCGTTTACATCTTAAATCTTTATAACCCACATTAAATTATGGCAAAGGTAAAAACAGGTCTATTGGGTGGCACTTATGTTGAGTCGATACCCAAAAAATCTCGACAAGGGAATGGAAAGCACAGTAAAATGTCAGCGACTTCTCGTAACAAAGCACGAAAGAGATACAGAGGTCAAGGAAAATAACATATTTGGTGTCTAAATAAGAACAAATGTTCTTTTAGGCACTTTTTTAATGCAAAGGAGGTAAACTATGGAATCAAAAATGCTTCGAGAGATTGCAAATGATAAATTAACTCCAAAAAAACGTGATATAGAGAGTTCTAGCGACTTTTTTGAACGTTTAGTGGATCCTTTTGATCTAGAAACGCCTAATGAGGTGGAAAGTTATGAGGTTATTGCTGAATACAAATAAACCTTAATAAATAACTTATATTGTCTATATAATTTTCAATGCCAGCTCAAAGAGTCAGCAAAGCCTTTAAAGATATTAGCATGTCATTTAAGTTTAACCCCTTAAGTGGTGACTTGATTGCTTTGAAGAATGAGAATGCCATTGCAAGAGCAGTACGTAATATTATACTGACAACTCCTGGTGAAAAATTCTTTGATCCTGATTTTGGGTCTCATGTGGGTGAAATTTTATTTGAAAATATTAGTGAAATAACTGCTGCAACGATTCAAGAAGAAATTGAAAACTGTTTGCAAAATTATGAACCAAGAGTAGAAATTATTGAGGTTAATGTTAACCCAAATTATAATTCTAATAATTTTGACGTAATTATTAGCTATAGAATTGTTGGAATTGACGTTCCACCCTCTCAAGTCGAATTTGCCTTGCTTCCGTCACGATAAATGTCACTTTTAAACTTTACTAGTCTGGATTTTGACCAGATTAAGGATAATCTTAAACAATATTTGCAATCCAATTCGAATTTTACGGATTATGACTTCGAAGGATCTAATCTGTCAGCAATTTTAGATGTTTTAGCATATAATACTTACATAACTTCATATAATGCCAATATGATCTCAAATGAGGTCTTTATTGACAGTGCAACCCTTAGAGAAAACGTTGTTGCACTCGCAAGAAACATTGGATATGTTCCAAGATCAAGAAAAGCATCAAGATTATCACTAAAATTCTCTGTAGAACCTGGAGTTACCCCTCCACCAACGTCAATTACCCTAAAAAAGGGTCCAGTCGTTAGTACAAACTCATTTGGAGGTCAATCTTTTACTTTTGGCATCACAAAAGACGTTTCTAAGTCTGTAATTGATGGAGTTGCTTATTTTTATGATGTAGATGTCTATCAAGGCACTGTTGTTGACCAATCTTTCACTTATTCTACTGATAATATCAATCAAAGGTTTATTTTATCCAATGCTGGCGTTGATTTAAGCACTTTAACAGTAAATGTCAAGCCAAGTGTCACTTCTTCACTACTTTCCAACTATACAAGGCAAGATAGTCTCTTTGATGCTGACTCTGGAACTGCAATTACTGGAAAATCACTGATTTATTACATTCAAGAGATAGAAGATGAGCAATATGAGATCATTTTTGGTGATGGAATCTTCGGAAAAGCACTTGAAAATGGAAATGTTGTTGAAGTTTCATATATTATCTCTAATGGTGCTGATGCAAACGGTGTTAGTAACCTAGCTTTTAGTGGAAAATGCACATATAACCGAAATGCACAAGATTATACCATTACAAGCGGTATTTCGTTGGTTACGGCTGACAATCCATCTAGTGGTGGAGAGGCAATTGAAAGTGTAGATAGTGTTAAAAAGTATGCTCCACAGATTTATGCAACTCAAAACCGTGCTTTGACCTCAAATGACTATGAAATTTTAATTCCAAACAAGATTTATCCCGAAACGGAGTCAATTTCTGTTTATGGAGGGGAAGACTTGGTTCCTCCACAGTATGGAAAGGTGTTTATTAGCATAAAACCACGAACTGGTGACTTTGTTCCGAATGCAATTAAGGAAAATATCAAAAGAGACCTTAGAAAATACGCTGTTGCAGGTATTGTTCCCGAAATTCTTGACTTAAAATACCTATTTTTGGAAACTGATAGCAATATTTACTATAATACTAGTAAGGCTCCTAATGCATTATTCGTTTCTACTGTTGTAACGAGCAATATTAACAAACTAGCTAATTCTGCGGAGTTAAATAAGTATGGTGCAAGGTTTAAATACAGTAAATTCTTGAAAGTTATTGATCAAAGTCACGAATCTATCACTTCTAATATTACTACAATACAGATAAGACGGGATTTGAGACTTGCAACTGATATTTTTGCTGAATATGCAATCGATTTTGGTAATCAATTCCATATCTCTTCTATGGATGGGTATAATATTAGGTCTAGTGCTTTTAGAGTATTAGATATCACACCTGATGTTTATCTTTTTGATACTCCAAATACTGATAAAAAGACTGGAACTTTAGGTTTATTTTCTTTAGATGCTCCTGGATCAACAACTCCTACTGTTGAAAGACAAAATATTGGAGTTATTAACTATATTACAGGTCGTCTTACTTTAAATCCTATCAATATTACATCAGGTAAAACAAAGGATAAGCAGCAAATTATGGAAATTTCTGGAATTCCTGAGTCAAATGACGTTATTGGATTACAGGATCTTTATTTACAACTAGATACTAGTGAGATAGAGATGGTTGTCGATGAAATTGCTTCTGGAGCAGATCCATCTGGTTCTACATATACTGTTACACCAAGTTATACCGCAAGAAAGATAACAAGATAACAACATGCCAGATAAAAGAGTTCAGATTAATAAAGTTGTAACAGAGCAACTTCCTACTCATGTTAGGGATGATAATCCTTTAGTGGGTGAATTCTTAAGTCAATATTATCAAGCACAGGAATATCAAGGTGCTCCAATTGATATTATTAATAATTTAGATTCTTATATTCAATTAAACAAATCTGGAAGTCTTGTAGGTTTTACAACACTTATTACTGATATTACTGAATTTGATACTCAAATAATTGTTAATAGCACACTGGGATATCCTGATAGTTATGGTTTATTGCAATTAGATGATGAGATTGTTACATATACTGGTTTAGGAACTATATCCGATTCTGTCATATCTGGTGTAGGAAGCACTGTTCATTCCCGCACATATGGCACCTTTGAGGGGTGTATTCGTGGATTTAGTGGTATTACATCATTTAGAAATCCAGACGAGCCTGAAGAGTTTATATTCTCTGATTCAAAAGCAGCAACTCATAAAGTTGGAATAGGAACTTCTGGCGGCCAAGTTGAAAATTTAAGTGTTTTATTCCTAAAAGAGTTTTTAAGAAAATCCAAAAACCAATTTTTACCTGGATTTAAAAAGGAATTAAATGTATCGTTAAATGAACCACAATTCATACGACATTCAAAAGATTTTTACTCTTCAAGAGGAACTGATGAATCATTTAAGTTATTATTCAGATCTTTATTTAATGAAGATGTTTCTATTGAAAGACCTGCAGATAATGTAATTGCTCCTTCAGATGCAAATTATAAAAAGACTCGTGATATTATTATAGAACCAATCCAAGGTGATCCTATGGATTTGGAGAACAAAACTCTCTTCCAGGATGAGTTTGAGAATATAGGTAAAGCATATGCTCCTATATCGATGGTAGAAAGGATCAGAGTAGGTCTTTTAACCGATACCTACTACAAGGTAAGTGTTGATGATTCGTTCGGTACAGGCGGTTCTAGCTCGCTATTATATGGTGATTTTAGAGTTCATGCAAACACAAGAGCTGTTGGTGAAGTTACCGTTGAAACAGTCGGAACGGCACAAACTTATATTGATGTTGATTCTACAATTGGTTTCCCAGATAAGGGATCTCTTACTTTTCAGTATAAGAATGGAACTGTTGGAGTAGCAACATATACCTCAACCACCACAACTCAATTTATTGGTGTCGTTGGAATTACAACAACAATTAAAGATGCTGCATTAATTAAGCAAAATACATATGCATATGCTTTAGGAAAAGCAGATTCTACTGCTGTGGGTCTTACTACAGATGGTATAAGGGTTAGAATTACAGGTGTATTAAATGATGTAGAGCTTCCAGATACGTTCTATCAGAAAAAAGGTGGAAAAATTAAACTAAAGTCATTAGGAAAAATTGCACATGTTGATGACTTTAAATCAAAAAATTGGATTTCTAATATATCAACAAGATATGATATTGACACAATTACTGTACAGGATGCTTCAAACAATACTTATGAAGTAACTTTAGAAGATTATCATAGAATTAGATTTGGTGATTTAGTAACAATACAAACAAATAATACAACATTAGATGGAACATATTCAGTAACTGATGTTATTAGCAATAAGATATTAAGAATAAGAGGTGCTGCTATAAGTAGTCTTTCTGCTTGTGTTAGTATAAAGAATATTCTTACTAAGCCAAATTGTGACGGTACTGGTGTTGATGATAATCATCAATATTTGAATAATTTTAGTGCAAATGTTCAAAACATTTATATGAGAGAAGTTGGATATGCTCATACATTATCCAAATTAAAGAATTTAGTTGCATGTAACTCATTACCATCATCAGATAGTGCTAAGTTAAATCCAAGTACTCAGAAAATAAGTCTTTCTGGAACTTATAATGGTGGTGATATTATCATTGGAATAACAACAGGAACTAATGATCATAATTTCTTTAGTGGTGATGCGATTTACTATACACCACAACTAGCAGCAAATGGAACTGTAATGAGTTTCCTTTTCGGTGAAGGTTTATATTTTGTTGAAAGAATTAACCATAATGATATTAAATTAGCAAAATCTTTGTCTAACTTATATGATGGAAATTATCAAAAGATATCTGAATCTACTGTTCAAACAACTATAACAAATAACACATTTGAAAAGTATGATTTTCATAATAAGATAATTCAACCACAAAAACTCTTTAGAGAGTTTGATATGCCAGTTTATGATGGAAAAAGATACCCAACAAAAATTGGTTATAATGGTCTTTTAATTAATGGAACTGAAGTTTTAAGTTATAAATCAAAAGATTTGGTTTATTATGGAGATATTAAATCAATTGATTGTGTTGGTGGTGGTAGATATTATGACGTTATTAATCCACCAGAATTAGCAATTAATGATGGTATTGGAGTTGGTGCGACTGGTTTTGTTGCAACAAGAGGAAAATTCCAAGAAATTAGAGTTTTAGAACCTGGATTTGATTATGTTGAAACTCCTACTGTAAGTATCAGTGGTGGTAATGGAGAAGGAGCTAAAGCAGAATGTAAATTGGTAACAGTTCCTCATTCTGTTGTTTTCAATGCTGGTTCTGGTTCTGGTGTTATTGCAATTAGCACATATGGTGATGGTAGAAGTGCTATTAGTACAAGTGTAGTTGGATCTGGTGTTACAGGAGAATGGAACGTAGGATTCTTAACTTATCATAAATTCCGTAATTATGAGAGAGTTAGATATGATACTCAGGGTGGAATAGCATTAGCAGGTTTAGATACTGGTGCAACTTATTATGCAGTTACACAAAACCCAGGAACTGGTTGGTCTGGTGTTGCTACTGATAAAGGTAGTCCTTGGGTAGAAAATAAAACTATAAGATTACATAGAAATTTAAATGAAGCAGTTGCTGGTGTTGGAACAATAAATTTCACTGATTTTGGAACAGGAAACCATTTAATGCATTCATTAAACGGAAAGGCACAAGTGGGTGCTATTAATCTGTTGGAGACTGGTGATGGATATGAAAATAAGCATAAAACTTGTAATCCAGTTGGTATTAACACTGCACTTGATAGAATTACAATTCTAAATCATGATTATAAAGATGGGGAAATTGTTATTTACACTAAGGATCCTGATGGAACATCTGTTGAAGGTCTTACTAGTGGTAATCAATATTATATTAATGTAATAGATGATAATACGTTTAAGTTAGCTGGAGTCGGTATTGGAACAACTGTAAAGGATTTTTATTATAAGACTAAACAGTATGAGAACTTTAGATCGATTGGTGTAGCAACTCATAATTTCAATTATCCATCAATTGAAGTAAAAGTTGAAGGTATTGTTGGTATTGATTCTATTGAAGGAAATACTTTTGAATGTATTCCTCAGCCTCTTGTTCGAGGTGAAGTTACATCTATCAATTTAACTGCTGGTGGTGTTGGATACGGTGCTTCAGAAATTTTAAACTTTAATAGACAACCACAAGTTGATCTGTATAGTGGAAGAAGTTGTGAATTGCTTGCAGTTGTTGCAGATGGTAAGATAATTGACGTTGCTATTAACAATAGAGGAGTATCCTATAATACACCCCCTGCAATTTCTGTTGCAGGTGTTGGAACTGGTGCATTATTAGTTCCTGAAATTGTTGGTGGTCAAGTTGTATCTGTTAAAATTATTAGGGGTGGTGTTGGATATGGTGCTTCAACAACTGCACTTACTGTAGAAGCAGCTGGTGAATTTGCAAACTTCCTTGTTAATATGACCACATGGCAAGTTAATGAGGTTCAAAAGAATTATTCAAATATAGATGGTTCTGATACTTTCATTGATAAACCAACCCAAATTAGTAGAGGGTTACAAATTTCTCATGCATACTGCCCTAGAACATTAAGAAAAATTGTTTACCAAAATGATTCAGAAGGTAATTCAATATATGGTGCTAGAGATCTCACACTTCTTAATGGTTTAACAGAAGAAGATAAAACAAGACATTCACCTATTATTGGATGGGCATATGATGGATTACCAATTTATGGGCCTTATGCTTATGAAAAGAGTACTGGTGGTAATATAACTCAAATAAGATCTGGATATTCTATTGATTATAAAACAAATAGACCTCCTTTAGGTGTTTTTCCATCAGAATTCTTCTTAGAAGATTTTACTTGGAATAGTAATACTGATGAAAAATATCTTGATGAAAATAATGGAAGATATGGTATTACACCAGAATTCCCTAATGGAACATATGCTTATTTTGCAACTTTTGATACATCTTTAACTAATGGAAATTTAGCACATGGTGCTGCTGATCCATTCCAAAATTATAAGAAACCTGCATTCCCATATCTAATTGGTGATAATTATTGGGCTCAACCAAACCATTTTAATACATTATCCAAAAGTAATCAAGATTTAATTGATTTAAATGATACTCTTTGGGTTAGAAATACTGAACCTTATGAATTACTTCAAGATAGTAGTTATTATGATTATCTAAAACAATCTTATAAGTATATAACTCAAGAAGGTACTGTTGTATATGCTAAAGAGGGAAATGTAGAAAAGGTTGGTGTTGTTACTGGTGGATCTAATTATGGAACTGGTGATCAACTTGTTTTTGAAGAAAAAGTAGCTGATAATTTCCAAGCAGTAGCAAAAGTTTCTAAAGTCGATGGGCCAGGAATTGGAACCATTTCAGTAACAAATACTAAAGTTACTGGAGTTGAATTCTATCCAGGTCAAGCACGTAAGACATTTATTGGTATTGCTACTGATCCATTAGATTTCCAAAATATTGATGAAGTTTATGTTTCTGGATTAACAACTACTGCA